CCTGCTGCACCCAATAAATTCTTTTTGCAAATGGATTGGCCACGTGTACCAACGATTACAGTAGCAGGTGCTAATTTAGCAGCACCTGTAAATATAACTTTCTTTGGTTTTGATATACACGATAAACCATTACAACATACTTATGTGGTGCAAAATCAAGGTACTTATCCAGGTCCAGTTACGAACTCAGCTAAGACTAAGGGGAAGGCATTTTATAAAATTACCGGAGTTTATTTTAATGGTGCTACGGCACCTGGTGGTACAATTAACTGTCAGGTTTCTAATACATTTGGGCTTCCTTATGTATTAAATAGTTATAGCAATATCGTAAATTTTGGTTGGAATGACCAGGATATGCTAACCCAAGGTGGATCAGCACTGCTTGTTGCGGGAAATGTAACAGTACAAACACCTGCAGTAGATGCTATTACACTTGCTCGTACTACGCTTGGAGGTAATTCACAACAATTAACTTTAGCGCATCTGGATAATGGTGGAACTACTGCAAATGTTGGTTCTTTATTTGCCGGAACAGTAAATCTAAGTTCAGCGCAAACAATTGGAAACTTTGCAATTACTTCTACTAATGTAGCAGATACAGCTCATGTTTCCTGGTTTATCTCTAATGGTGGGGCTTTTATTACAGCTGAAGCTGATACGACCTTACCGACTACAGTAGCCTATAAGGCTGGTTTAACAGGAGATGTTAGAGGATTGTTTGAATTGCCTTATTTAGGAGAAACTTGGGCTAAAGTACCAGATGGTTCTACTAAAGCTATATTTAGTTGGTATATTGATGGATTTGATCGCTGGATTAATATTTTAAATGCAGGCCAACAGGCACAATTAAATGGTATACCTTATACGTTTCCTGATGGTACTACCAATAATATCGTACCACCTAATACAATTGTACAAATGTATGGGTTACCACAATTTTATACAGGGGTACCAGCTTCATGAGCCAAGCTTCTGTTATATTTTGGCCTGATACTGCTTCTAATGAGGCAACGATTGCTCCATTACAAGTAGTAGGTGATGACCATATTATAAAAATTACTTCTAATTTGCCGAATATGCCAAATGTTCCGGTAAATAATAGTGGTATTTATGTCTATGATCATATGTTGCGTACAGTAAGATTGACGAGTGTGGCAAATCTAAGTGGTATAAACATATCAATTACCGGATTAAGTAGTCCTATTGATGTGGATGGCAATCCTCTCTTATCGGTCATGGAGCTTTTTACTGAAACAATTCCTGGACCTAATGCTGGTAGTGTTGAAACGGCTAGAATTTATCAACAGATCAATGCAATTACAACTGATGCAGATACAGGTGTAGATGAGATATCTGTTGGATTTGGTGTACGAGGTATTACTGCTTATATATTTTTGAACTTAAATAGTTCAGCACCTATGTGGGCTGGATATCAAGGTCAACCAATTGATGCAACGATTAATTTTGATTATCAATTTTACGCAAGCATGACAAAACCAGAAACGGTAAATACTATTTATGGGAATATAATGCCATTTCCTCAGCAGCTCCCGGCTTTTGCTTTATTGGGGGCAGTGCAGCACAATAATAATTCTGTAACTACTAATATTAATACGCAAGTGCAATTACCAGTGATTGTTTGGGCAACAATTAATGATACTAGTGTACTGCCAAATTCTTCTTTTTATTTTACCGTTGTACAGCAAGGATTAACATCATGACTTTTAGTAGGTATAAACGAGGTGGTAAGATTGCGGAAAAAAATTCCGGTTCTTTTACTCATAAAAATTTACATGATGAACCTTCTTTTATAAAGCTTGGTGCAACTTATGAAGAGACAGGCGAAGGATTACCACATCAATATAATCCAAATATTAAGCCTTCACCTGCACGTAAATTCACTAAAGGTCGTGGCGTTTATGATGAAAGTTTTCATGAGCCTTTAGATTTTGGTCCTAATTATCAGCATAGTTTAGCTGGTAAAAAACATTTTTCTGGTGGTGGTAATTGTGCTGCTGGTGGTAAGTGGATTCAAGGGGCAATTTCACATCCTGGTGCATTACATAGATCTTTAGATGTACCCCAAGGTCATAAAATTCCTATGAAAAAGTTAGAACAAGGATTGCATTCACATAATCCTTTAACGAGAAAACGTTCCAATTTAGCTATGACTTTAAAAGGTTTCCACAAACATGGTCCACGAGGGGGATAATGAATATAGATGGTCACAAGCAATACTTATACATTTGGTTCTAATACCGAAATCGATGATTTAATAAGAGAATCATTCGAGCGTATAGGTACAGTTGGTGATGAATTAACCGGACTTAAAGTGCAATCGGCTATTATGTCTGCCAATTTGGAATTAACTAATTGGCAAGGACGGGTTCCTCTTCAATGGACACGCAAACGTTTTCTCTTAAGTTTATATGTCAATCAACCTACTTACACACTACCAACTACGATAACACGTATTGTTGATGTCGCAGCGGTGCAGCCACAGCGCTTAAATAGTGGTGGTACTGCATCATCATCTGCAGGCGGTAATGCGGCTAATTGTTTTGATGCAACCGCAACTGCCGGTTGTATACAAACAGCTCCAAATGGCAATATTTCTTATGCATATGGTGGGGGAGTTACCCCTTCTATTCAATATGTAGGGATTACGCCAGTTCCAACACAAGCAACTTACACTTTAGCTGTTGAATATTCCTTTGATAATGTTAATTGGAATCTAATTTATCAAGCTCCAACACAAATCTATTATGCTAATCAGATTATATGGTTTGTGATTGAAAAATCAATTAATGCACAAAGTTGGAGGATACGAGAAACTAAGGGAGCTACTTTAGAAATTCAGCAGATTTATTTTTCAGTGCCTACAGTAACTGGTACGGGAGATAGGTATTTAACGCCGCTTTCTTATACAGAATGGATGCAGATTCCCACTAAAAACAGTCAGGGATTTCCTAGTTCTTATTTTTTTAATGCACAAGTGGATCCTTATTTAACACTTTGGCCTGTTTTAGGCCCCACAGCTGCTAATAGTCAATTTACAGGACTTTTGTATACGGCTTATCAATATTCACAAGATGTTACTAACTTGTTTAACCAGTTTGATGTGCCTCAAAGATTTTATGATGCACTTGTTGCAGGAATTGCTTTTCGTTTAGCTTTAAAATTTGCACCTGATAAAGTAGCTCTTTTAAAGTCAGAAGCACAAGAAGCTTTCCAAATAGCAGCTTTGACTGATGCAACTTATGTACCTCTTAGAATTCAGCCTGATTTCTTAAATTATATGGCGTGAGGAATTATGAGAGTTAGGAATCACGGTAAATATACAAAAATGAGTAAGAACAATCCTAGGGGCATTGCTAGATGTGATTACTCTGGCTTTATGGTTATGCACAGCTCGATGAAAGATCAATTGCAGTACCGGGGTAATGGTTTAATTAAGACTGGTTATATGGTTGATCCCCACTTTTTGGATAAACCTAATCCACAAGATTTAACTCCATTGATTAAAGCTGATCCGGTGCCTTTAAGTAATGCGCGGCCGGATAATTATGTTGATGTGATTCCTGACCAGACTATAACTATTGATGTATCAGGTAACACCAATAGGACTTTAACTGAAGAAGAGGCTACAAATGTTAATTTCTTCTTCACAGGTGTTTTAACTGGGGACGTTATTATTTTTATAAGTCCTTCGCTAACTCCTGTATTTCGTCCAAGTGTGTATGAGCTTTTTGTAATGAATAACACCACTGGTGGTTTTAATTTATTTATGCAGATTGCTAATAATTCAGCTTCTAAAGTTTTACTAATCCCCAATCAAACCATGCTCTTGTGTAATGATGGTTACACATTGCTAATTATCCAATCCAACTAAGGAGTTTATCTATGGCAAATCCAACTTATATATTAGTTACCCCGGATTCAAATCCACCAGTTGATCAATCACGGCAATTAACGGCTGATCCTTTTACATCCAATATTCAATTGCAAGATTCCGGGCCTGGAGGAACCTTAAATATAGATACAGTTTTAAATTTAGGTTCGCTTGCTGCTATTACGCAACCAGGTTTAACAACTTATATTGGTGGTCCTGGATTTGTAAGCCGTAATATAACTTCTGGAGGAAGTGTATTAATCACGAATCCTCAAGGTACTGCTGGTGATATTAATTTAACAGTAGTAGATAGTACCAGTACGCAAAAGGTTCATGTACAAGCAGATAGTATTCCAACAGGAGCACCACAGAGTACTATTGATTTTGTGAGTGGTAACAATATTAGTATTAATGCTGTGGATATTGGTACCAAAACTGTAATTACAATTAATGGTATTGGGGATGGTACGGGAACTGTAACATCAGTAAGTGCGACTAGCAATTACCTTGGTTTAGATGTCAATGTTACTGCTCCAACCACTACGCCAAATATCGCTTTAACTTTACCGGTTGGTACTCTTAATCAGGTATTAGCGATTACAGATACAACTCCTTTGACTGTTGGATGGGTAAATGCTGGTAGCGGAAGTGGAACCGTAACTTCAGTAGGAGTAGCAAGCACTAGTGGTTTGTTAGTAACCGGCAGTCCTGTAACTACTAGTGGTACTATAGATGTTAATTTACCAACAGGTTCACTTAATCAAGTATTAAGTATAGTCAGTACTGGACCTCAAACCTTAGGATGGATAACACCAACTGGTGGTGGTGGAGTAACGGAAACAGCGTGGGCTATAGGAGTTGGCAGTACTGCTGTTCTACCATCTGTAGCTACTACCACTCCTAGTATTATTATGGGTAAAAATGTCGGTAGTGCTGGTACTACAGGAGACGGTGGCAATTTTGTTTTTGGAGTTAGCAGTTTAAGTTCTAATACAACTGGTTCTGATAATGTTGCGATTGGTAATGGTGCTTTAACTGCTAATACTACCGGTGGAGGTAATATAGCGATTGGTAGTAACAATTTAAGTCAAAATACTACTGGTTTTAATAATATAGCACTTGGTGCTAATACTTTACAGGTTAATACAAATGGCTTTAATAATATAGCGCTTGGTGCCCAAGCTTTAATAGCTAATACTGGGGGTAAAAATAATATAGCGATTGGTATTAGTAGTTCATTAAGCGGTACAAATGGTTCTGATAATTTAGCGATTGGTACAACTGCTTTACAAAAAAATGTCACAGGTACTTTAAATATAGCGATAGGAAATAGTGCTTTAAATGCTAATACTGCAAATAACAATATAGGTATTGGTGCTCAAGCTTTATTAAAGAATACGACCGGAGCTTCTAATCTTGCTATTGGATATCAAAGTTTACAAAATAATACGACCGGAACTGGTAACATTGCTATCGGTCATAGTGCTGCTACTTTGCACGATAATAATAATAATTGTACATTTTTGGGCAATAGCTCTATTGCTACGGTTAATAATTTAACCAATTCTACAGCTGTTGGAAATAATTCAATGATTACAGTATCTAACTCTGTAATATTAGGGGATACTAATGTCACAGCTTTAAGTGTAGGGCTTTCTACTCCTTCTGATGGTACATCGGTTGATTTTAGTAACTTAGGAACAGGTGGTGTGCGTATCCCTGGTTCTAATGCATTTCCAACCCCTGTAACAGCTGGTGTGCAGTATTATCGAACTGATACTAATATGATGACTTATTTTAATGGTACTAATTGGAGATTGATGGATAGTACTGATTTAGTAGCATTAGTTAATGTTCAAAAATTTACTACTTCTGGTATTTATACACCAAGTCTTGGCATGAGATTTTGCTTTGTGCAAATTGTGGGTGGTGGTGGAAGTGGTGAATCTCCCGGTGCACTAACCAATAATATAGGAACTGGAGGAGGAGCAGGAGGTTATACTCAAAAATGGTTTTCTTCAACTGAGATAGGTGTTTCTCAAACATATACTGTAGGGGCAGGAGGTCTTGCCGTGTTTGGTGCTAATGGTAATAGTGGGGGAAGTTCTACGTTTGGTGCTTTTCTTACGGCTACTGGAGGTGGTGGTGGTGCAGCTTCGATTATGGTTGGTGTTGGAGGTATAGGAACTGGAGGAGATCTTAATCTTAAGGGATCAGATGGAGGTGTAACATTTACTGCTTCTGCCCTTGGTATGAGTAATAGTATTATAGTTATACCTCCGACAGCAGGTTCTTTCTTTTCTTCAGCATCTCAAAACCATTTGATTAATAATTTTAATTTTAGGGTAGGAAATAATGGCGTTAATCCAGGAGAGGGAGGGCAACCTTCTTATAGTGGATCTGGTAACCCAGTACAAATATCAGGAGCTGGTGCAAATGGCCTCATAATTATCACTGAATATTTAGCACCATTGATCTAGGGGCAGAAATTAAGTGGCATTTGTCTTAACTTATACAAGTTTAGTTACAACGATTGAGGATTATGTCAAGAGGACAGATGCCACTTTTGTATCTGATATTCCCCTATTTATTATGCTTGGGCAGCGTAGGGTTGCACGTGATCTAAAGATTTTGGGTATGCGTGTTGTAATTGATGGTGTATTGATCGTTGGTAATCCGCTTTTACGTAAACCTACACGTTGGTTTAATACTTCTACTTTTAATATAGGTACAAATATTGGTACAGCTATAGGATTTGATACAATTGTTAATTTGCCGCTTAGATCTTATGAATTTTGTAATACCTATTGGCCAACCCCTACAGATACGGATAGGCCAAAATACGTTAGTGATTTTGATTTTAATAGTTGGTGGATTTCTCCTACTCCTGATCAAGCTTATCCTTGTCGGATTGCTTATTATGAAGTGCCTCAATTAATTGACAATACAGTTTCAACTAATTTTATAACGGAAAGTTGTCCTGATATTTTAATTTATGGTTGCTTGTTAGAAACTGCGAGTTATTTAAAGGATGATGATCGTGTGCCGGTATGGCAGCAATACTACAAAACAGCGCAAGATGCCTTAACCAAAGAAGACTTGCAACGCATTTATGACAATTTTAGTAAACGTACGTTATTAGATTCAAGGGTGTAGATCATGACTGTTTTTACAAATCAATTTGGCCCAGTTCAAACAGCCTATGTAGAATATAAACTATATAGTTTACTCGGTGATCTTACTTTATTTTGGCCAACTGCCTATCAAGATTCTGTTAATATAGTTGCAGCTTATATGGACATTGCAGATAACATTGCGCCTGCTAATTCTATTTCTATTCCTGATGCAAGACAAGTAAGTGTAGGTCAAAACTTTATCATCAGTAATATTGGTGCAGAGTCATTTAATGTCTTAGATTTTGCTGGTGGTGTTATTAATACAATTGTCGCTGGTACGGCTTGGTATTTTATTTTAACTGATAATTCTACAGCAGCAGGAACATGGCATTTTTTACAATTTGGTGCAGGTAGTTCTTCAGCAACGGCAGCTAGTTTAGTAGGTTATGGTTTAAATGATTACATTTTGCCACCTATAAATCAAAGTAGACTTAATACGCAAATAAACGTTAATACTGCGATACCATCAAATTACAATATAGCTATTACAGATTATGCTAGTATGTTGGTGTGGACTGGCGGTACATCTTCTATATTTTTACCTGCTGTATCACCAACACCTTCGCCATTACCAGTAGGTCAAGTGCCTCCCTTTTATTATGTATCGATAAATAATGCGGGAACAGGTGCACTTACTTTATCCTCTATAGTAATGGATGGTATTCAAGGACAAGTCAGTCTTTCAATAAATCCTGGGCAAACTTTGATTGTTGCTACTCCTGGGTATGCAGTCCTAATTGGCACCGTACAAACTAAATGGTTTACTTTAGGTTATGGTCAACAAAACTTAAGTAATATTACCGTTCTTGATAAATCTGTTGCAGGTAATAATGATATTATTTTAACTGCCTCTGAGGCAAGTAATGATATTCAACAATATACAGGAGTTTTAACAGGAAATATTACGGTATTTTTTCCAACTGTTGATGGAGAATGGTTTATTTTTAATGATACTACAGGTGCATTTAGTTTATCTGTACAATTAGGTACCCCTGGTACTCCTATAGGTAATATTTATGTAATTCCACAAGGGGAACGTAGGATTTTTTATAGTGACTCTGAATCTATGTTTGATATCCCAACTGGTGGTGGTGGAGGTACTGTAACTTCTGTAGGTATTGCAAGTAACACAGGCTTAACAATTACTGGTAGTCCTATCACAACTGCAGGAACAATAGATGTCAATTTGCCTAATGGTACGATAGGGCAAGTTCTTGTAGTTAACGGAACTGGGCCTCAAACTATAGGTTGGATTTCAAAATTACAAGATAACATTGTAGGTAATTTAGGGGTATCTTTAGGTCGCAGTTCTAATTTATCGGTTACTACTAATCCTAGTGTTGTAGTTGGTGTTAATAATTATAATACAACTGCTACTGGTAATGGTAATAATATTGCTTATGGTAATGGTAATCTATTCAGTAATACTACTGGTGCTAACAATATAGCAGTGGGTGTAGGTAATTTAGCTGGTAACACGACTGGTAATAATAATGTAGGACTGGGTACAGCTACTTTAAGTAGCAATACTAGTGGTGATAGTAATGTTGGTATAGGATACCAGGCATTAAATGCTAATACGACTGGTATTGGTAATGTAGGACTGGGTGTTAATGCGGGATTAACACAAACTAATAATATTAATTGTACATTCTTAGGTTCTTTGACAAATGCAACTGCTATTAATTTAAATAGTTCAACTGCAATTGGCGTAGGTACGCAAGTTAGTGCAAGTTTTGTTATGAATTTAGGAAATGATGTTAATATCGGCCTAAATAATCCTACCCCAACTATGGGATTACATTTAGGGCCAGCTGGTGCTCATTTTACGCCAGCAATTCGTATTCCAGGTATAGCAACGCCTGGAAATCCAGGTGTTGCAGGAGATGCAATTATTTATGTAAGTACATTAGGACAACCTAGTTGTAGAAGTGGAACTATTAAACACACAGGGGCAATTGTTGTTGCTAATAGTATAGGAGCTGCTCCTACTGCTGGTTTATCAACGTTAGTAGCAGGTACTGTTACAATTGCGACAACGGCTGTGACTGGATCGTCAGTTATACTTGTTACATATAATAATACACCTGCTTTTAATGCTGCAAATGCGGGATTTTTATATACAAGTTTAATAGCTAACACTTCCATTACAATTACATCAAGTAATGTAGCTGATACTAATGGTGTGGGTTGGCAAATCATTAATCCAGCAAGTATTTGAGGCATCTATGAGAAATTACATCATTGGCATGCTACATTCACAAAATGGTATTCAAAGAGATGGAACTTTTTATTTTTCTAAATCTTATATTGATGGACAATGGGTAAGATTTCATGAAAATGTCCCTAAAAAAATAGGTGGTTGTCTTACCACTGATTTAGGTGATCAAGATATTGTTCGTAGTTTATATGTTGTATCTCAAACAAATGGTATTCTTTTATATATGGGAAGAGCGCCGGTAAGAGCGGGATTGCCTTATGCGCCAGGAAATGTTCAATTTATTCCTATTGATATAAGTGGTAATACAACAGCAGCAGTTGATCGTACGCCTGTGGTTGATTTTATCCCTAATATTAATTATGTTTGGAATTTTGATGTTGGTAGTTTTACTAGTTATTTACCTCCCGCAGGGCCTGCAGTTAGTCCAGCTAATCTTATTTTTGCAAATCCAATTATTAATGATATTAGTTCAACCGAAGAAGGTAATATTTACGCAGGCTTAATCAATGTTGCGGGTAATCCTGATATCACTCCATTAAATCCAGTGTATTATACAGATGGCACCCCAGTTCGAGCATCCGGTGGTATTTTATTTTGTGCTCCCGTCTTAGTTGCTTATGGTAATGATGGCAAGATTATCTGGAGCAGAAATGATAATACATTTTCTGCCGCTAATCCTGGTACTTGGCCTTTAACTAATAATTTAACAGTTACAAATACTAAGATTGTTCATGCGGCAAATACTAGAGGTGGTGGTAGTCCTACTATATTACTTTGGTCTTTAACCAGTTTATGTAAGGCGACTTTTGTGCAAACTGCTGCAGCTCCAGAAGGTACTTTTGTAAGCAATGTAGTTCAAGATAACATTTCGATAATTTCAGCTAATAGTGTAGTTAATTACGAACAGCAGTTTTTTTGGATAGGTACAGATCAATTTTATGTTTATAACGGTATAGTTCAAACCTTGCCTAACACGATGAATAATGACTGGTTCTTTAACAATATAAATCTTAAACAACGTTCTAAAATCTTTGGAGTAGCAGTCCCGCGTTATAAAGAAATCTGGTGGTTTTATCCTAGGGGAACATCAAATGAGAATAATGCCTGTGTCATTTATAGTGTAGCGTTAAATATTTGGTACGATAATACAATTAATCCTTTATCACCATTTAACGTTTATCCCTTTACCCGTGCAGCTGGTGTATCTGCTACTGGTAATTATCCATTTCCAATTTTTTCCGATAATACCTTAGTGGATAATCCTAATAATCCTGGCTCATTTTCTTATCCAATTTGGACTCATGAACAAGGTGTAGATAGGGTAGTTGAAAATCAACATTTTGCTATAAATTCGTATTTTACGACACATTTGATTGATTTATGGAGTCAGGATGGAACAAATTCCAATTTATTGAACAATTGGCGAGTGGCTACTGATTTCTTGCAAAGCGGCCAAATGACTTTAACTGTAAATACGCAAATGTATCCTCAAAGTAAGATTACAAGTTATGGGCCTTATATATTTAATAATGATACGGAATTTATAGATTTAAATTCCCAAGGTGGGCTTTGCAGTTTTACTTTTACGTCAAATGTTGTTGGTGGTAATTACCAAGCAGGTAAAAGCCTATACTTCTATGAAAAAGGGGATACACTAAAGTAATGGCTAATGCAATTGTACAACCTGTAGGAATTGATTTTATGACTTGGTCTCTTCAGATTCAAGAAGATTTACCGAATTTGATAATTCCATTGGCTAGCGATGAAAAGAATTGGCATGGATGGGCTAATCAATTAATTGCAGTTAATGAATTATCAAATGCACCTTTTGCTACAAAAATAGCATTTCCTAAAACAAAGGATTGGAGGCATTGGGCGAATTATTTCGTTGAAACTATATATTTAACATAAAACAGGTAAGTTAACATAAAAATCCAGGAGGGATAAAGAATATGGCATGGATAGGCGAGGATGGAAACATACATAGAGCAGGACACGGTTTGATTGGATCTGCTGCACCACATATGGGATTTGCGCCAGGAGGCAGACTAAAAAGAGGTAAAATGATCATAGCGCATTTTAATCCTCATGAATTAAATGCTTTAGATCACTGGCAAGGTAAAAGAGAGACATGTCCACGTACAGGCATGCGTTCTTATGCGCATTTAGAAGAGCTTTTAAAGAATCCTCACATTTTAAGATCGTTAGTACATAAAGTACATGAGCATCATATGCATAGAACTCATCATGCAAGGGGTGGTCATTTACATGATTATCATGATGCGGGTTTAAATAAGATGGCAGATCAAGGTATACATGGAGATACAGAAGTTGCTTTAATTGGACCTCATACTAAGCAGGTTTTTGATCATTTAGTTCAAATGACTCATCATCCGTTGCAAGTTAATCCGCATACTGGACATCCACATTATGGATTTTTAGATTCAATTATTTCAGGTATAGGTTCTGTTCTTTCCCCGGTAGTTGATTTTGCTAGAAAGATACCTCTAGTTGGAAATCTAATCGGTGGTGTTGCTGATATGATTGGTGGTGGAGTGAAAAAACTAGCACCAAGTCTACCAGCAATGGCAGGCAATCTGGCTCAACAATATTTACCACAACTTGCTCGAAGATATGGGGGAGAAACAATGGGTAAATATGCAAATCAAGGTTTGCAATTTATGAATCAGCGACTGCAAGAAGGTCTTACTCCTGAACAACAGCAGCAAGGACAGGAAATGGCTCAACGTGTTGGTCAGATGGGTCAATCTGCTTATGATGCTTATAACCGTGGTGGTATTAGAGAAATGGGTGGTGATGTTATCCGTAATATTGGTCAACAAGCAGGTGGCAGATTTGGGGATTATGCTAACCAAATAGGTCAAGGTATTCAGCAAAATCGTAATCCTTTAGAAATGGCTCGTGATCTAGGTGGTCAAGGTATTCGCGATATTGGTGGTCAAATCGGAGGTGAGTTTGGTGGTTATGCTGATCAAATAGGTCAGGGTATTCAGCAACACCGTAATCCTTTAGAAATGGCAAGAGATATAGGTCAACAAGCACTTAATGCAAGGCTACCAGAAAGATTATATAACCGTGGTGGTAGAGTTAGTTATTAAAGGTGGTTAATGATATGGCAAGGACTCAAACAATAAGGGCACCTTGGGAACGTTCGCGTAAATCGCGGATGTTGCTTGTTCATTTTGATATAGATGAATTGGAAGCTTTAGATAGTTTACAAGGTGGTCCTTCTGTAGATGATGCAACTGGATATAGAGAATACAGTAAATTATCTAAGATAATTAAAATACCGCAAGTAAAAAAAATCGTTTATGAGGTTCAACGAGCAGTTGTCAAAGATTTAAGTGATGATGGCAAACTTAATGGACCTCTTAAAAAAGCTTATAAACAATCTAGGAAAAAATTATCGCCATATCAAAAAACCACCGCTGAAAGTTTTAATCCAGTTGCAAAAAAATTGGAAAAGACAGGTACGCATGGAGATACTAAGCTTGCTTGGATTCCGCAAGATGTTGCGGCATTTTTAATTGATATCAATCAAGGGCATTTTCAAACTAATCCACATACTGGTTTACTTATGTTTGGATTTTTTAGTAGTCTTGGAAAGGTATTTAAACCAGTATTTCGTATAGCTGCTCCGATAATAGCGGTTGCTGCAGCACCTTGGACTGGAGGAACTTCTTTAGCTGCTTTAGCTGCTACAGGAGCAACAGCAGCAGGAGCAAGTTATTTAGCACATCGTGCCATAGGAGCTAGTCACAAAGAAAGTATGGGACCAACTGTAATAAGTGGCCTGACCGCAGGTCTTGCACCTGGTATTAGTGAATATACTGGTTTAAATCCATCATTAATACAAGGTTTAACGCGTGCTGGCTCTGGCATGTTAATGGGAGAAAATCTTGGACAAGCCGCGATGTCTGGATTAACCCATGGAGGTGCACATTATGGTATGGGGCAATTAGGTGAAGCAGGGTACTTACCATCATGGATGCAAGGGTCTAGTCCAGGGGTAAAAGGTGCATTAAGTGGAGCAGAACAAGGCTTGTCGTCTTCAGCTATTGCAGCAAAAGCAGTTGCAGATCGTGCAGCAGGAGTTGCTGCACCTGGATTATTCGGAAGTTTAGGTAATATGCTTGGTGGTAGTAGTAATTTGTTACTACCAATGGCAATGGCTGGATTATCTTATCAGGGTTCTAAACAAAGACATAAGCATGAATTAGATCAACAGCGAGAGGCTATAGCTAGAGAAGATGCACATAGACAACGTCTGGGATACAATGACCCTTGGGTTCCTGTAAAAGCTAAGGATATAAAGGTTCGTAAAAATCCAGCATTTTATGATGCACCTAGGGAAGCTATGGAAAGAGGAGTGCATGATAGACCATGGTTATATGAGGGTGATCCTGGTTTTGAGCAAGGATTAGAAGCGGGTTATAAAGCTGGTGGTAATGTTCGTGCTAAAGATATTAATCCACGTGGTTATGATCAAAACAAACTGCAATCTGTAGTTGAAGGAGTATTAATCAGGGGACCTGGAAAGGGTCAGCAGGATTTGATTAAAACTACTGTACCTGAAAATTCATATATTATTGATGCATCTTCAACGGGTATGTTTGGGGATGGTTCTTCAGATGCGGGGGCTAAGGTATTAAAAGAGTTTGAAGAGCAAATTAAAAGTAGATGTCCTAAGCATAAAGCTATACAAATTTATCACCACACTAAAAGTTCTACTAAGCAATTGCCAGTTTACTTAAGTGATTCAGAATATAAGTTTGATCCAATTACCGTTACAATGTTAGGTAAGGGTTCTAATACTCAAGGTGCAGTCATGTTAAAGCATATGGTTAATAATTTACGAGCTCATAAAGCGCTCAAAGGTGGTGGATTGCCACCTAAAGCTAAATCCCCTTGGGCTTATATTGAAGGAAGGGTTCATTAATGCCAAATCCTTTATATACAAGTCCGGCTGGTGCTACTGCTGAACACCCTCAATGGTTCATGAAATTACAGCAGGATTTAGCTAATCGAGCAGCTGAATTAACTGCAACCAAAAGAGCAAAGGGGCCATATGGCATTACGCCTGCACAAGAAGCAGAAAAATTAGCAGCTTTACGTGCACAACCTGAATATAGAAGACCTGGAGGAATAACCTATGAGGTGCAGGTTTTACCTGGAATAGATCCAATTCCTTTTACGCCACAAGAGTTAGTAAACATTGTACAAGATTTTGATTTAGCTCGCCAAGTTTATGCAAGAGCTACGGGAATTAGAAATCCTGCGGAAGAAGATGTGCAAGATTTTAGGATGAAAATTCGTCATGATTTTCCTAATCTTGAAGAATCTGGCGAAGAATCATTTAGAAAACAATTTGCTGTATTTGATTCAGATATGTTGTCAGAGCCAAGGGAAGCAGGTGAAGGAGCAGTTGCTGAAGTATTGTCTCCTCTATCCGACAAGGCAATCATGGAGAGGTACAAAACAAAATTAGAAGGAATAATACCACATTTAATAGGAAGGAAGACCGTAAGCGGTTACATCGATCCTATATTGCAGGCATTACAAGAAGAAAGAGAAGAAAGAAGTGAATTATTACGCTCTCAACAAGTTGAAAGAGAGAGGCATAGACAACCCACTTTAGCGCAAATAAAAGAACATTTCTTAACTGATAAATATATAACTGCCCATTATGGCGGTCAGATGGCTGCTGATTCTACATTAACGGTGCCTATTATTAGAAAAAAACTTAAAGTGGGCATGCAAGAGGCTGAAAGCTATATCGATACACAAATTAGAACTAATCAACCTATAGATATGAGTGAGCTGCCTAGAGTTGTTCCTAGTGCTGCTATATTTACCCCTGATATAATTGGAAGTTATTTTGAACCTGCCATAAGTTCTTATCTTGAAAAAGTTAGAACCCATGAGGGATCATTAGAAGGCCCCTTACCCCCTGCTCAAAGACAAGCTTTGTTAAGGCGTGTTGGAGTTGTTGAAGAAGCGGATCGGTTAAAAAAGCAATCTGAAACACTTGCTCCTTTTAATATACACCACAGTGAAGCTGAAGATATATTGCGCAGATCAGCAGCTATGACACAAAGAAGAACTGCATTAACTGGGAGGCAATTAGAAGAGTTAAGAGAATTAGATGTAAAGCCAGAAGTTTATCGGGAATTAGGGGAGCAAGCACCTGCATTACAACATGTTACTCCTGAAGGTATAGAAAAGTATTATTCTCCTAGGGCTGAGCCAATTATTGCTCATATGAGACAAGCTGCAGAAGAAGAATGGCAAAAAAGGATAGCACCTAGAATTAGTGGAAGTTTTGCCGTAATGGGGGCTACGCATGGTGGAGCACATGGGCAAGCTTTAACTGAAGCTAGAGATAAGCATTTTCGTGATTTAGAACAAAGGATTATACATTATCAAGATCATGCTTATGACAAAGCGCGTGAAGCAGCTCAAGCAGCAGCAACATTACAGCATTCCCAAGGTTTAGAACGTGCACAAGTAAAAGGACGGTTAGGAGAACATCAACAAGATCATCTTGTAAGGGTTCAAGAATTAGCTTTACGTGATGCATTACGTGCTAAAACACATGAACAAGCTGATCTAACTGCTATGAGTCAATTAGCGCAACAAAGACAAGCTCAAAGACAACGTGAAATAGATTCAAGAATACAAGCTACAGAGCGTGAAGATGAGTTGGCAGAACGGGGATTAGCACTTGAAGCGAATTTAGCCAGAGGATTTCAAATCCCACTTTCTGTCACACCTAATGTTTCAAGGGTTGTTTCTGCGCCACCTTCTGGTCCTGGTTTTATGTCAGCCCTGTTAGGTCAACTGGGTGCGTTGGGGTCAATTCCTGGTATGCCTGGTGCTGGACAGTATGCAGGTATGGCCAAAGGAGGGCATGCAAAGGGGCAAAAGTTTGCTGGTGGTGGTTTAATTCCAAGCTGGCAAGAATTAGCTATGCAAGTGCAACCGGATAAATATGCACAGCAACAAGAACAAATAGCTAATAGATTACAGTCTTATCAATCACCTTTTAATCCTATGGCAAATTGGATGGGTCATGTAAGTGCTCAACAATTAATGAATTTGCGTGGTGATCCTTTAGAGGCTATGGGTAAAGGTATGGCATTAGCGCAAGCTGATCGCGAAGCATCTCAGCAACATGCTTATGATAGGAGTCGCGCTGATCAGGTAAGTGCTGCTAATTTATATGACAAAATGAATGAATCTTTACGTCATCAACAGCATTTTTTAGCTGATTATGAAGCTAAACGTGCACATCATATGGAAACTCAGCGTCATCACTCAGTTATAGAAGAGCATTCTGCAAGAAAGATAGGAATGCCATCTAAGAGTGCTTTAAAGCAAATTGATAAGACTACTGAAAAGGCTAAAGCTAATTATGAAAAAGCTTTAAAAGAAAAGAGCCAATTAGAAAAGGAAAGTGAAGTTTTTAAGCGCGTTAATCAAGGTAATCTTTCGCGTTATTTACCTAGTTGGATGACTGGAGAAGATCCAGCAGATGTTGAGGCAGCCGATGCTATTACAAAAGGTACTAAAAAACGCATTCCATTAAGTAGAAGCAGATCTAAAGAAGCTAATGAACAGATCCTGAAAATGCAAACAGAGCCATTTGAGGAACAGGCAGAATTAGCATTAGAAGCTTTAAGGAATGCTGGTCATTCTGAAGAAGCAGTAGAAGCTTATAAAGCTATGATGGAAAAGCAGTTTAAAAGTCCTGTAAAGCCAACTGTTGCAAAAAATGCAACAATTGCACCAAAAGCTGTATCTACAGCGTTAAGTGCTAGAAAAGCAGCGCTTTTACAAGAGCGACAAGCTATTTTGGGGGGATAAATGCCAAAAGTTTTGCAAGATCTAAAGAAGCAAGCCCGATTAGAGCAAATTGATAAAGAATTGCGCTTAATTGAGATTGATGAAGAACTTGCGCAAATTGAACAAGCTGAAGATTCTGGCTTAAGAGGTGTTGGACGTGGTCTGGCTATGGGTGCCCGTGATATTGCCGCTGGTCTTGGTCGTGTTGCAGATTTTGTAATGACTCCAGTTGAAATGGCCAGGTATGCAAGTCAATATATAGATCATAAAATTGCGCCAAAATATTTTGATGCACCTACATATGGGAAATATACTAATTTAGGTCCATCTATTGCAGATAAAATTGATACAGCAACAGGAGATTACACTAAACCTAGAAATGCTGGTCAACAATTAGCATCGGAAATTGGTCAAGCTTTAGTCAGTTTGCCTGTTGGTGGTGGTATTGGCATGGGTATTAGTAAAGCTGCTCCTCGTATGGGTAAAGCTTTAGTAGAAATGTCGGCACCTTCTGCTGCTAATATTGGTGGTATAGCATCAACTATTGGTGGTAGTCATTTACATCGTGAATTACGTCCAGAAGCATCAACACTTGAAAAACTAGGAGTTGGTTTAGGAAGTGGGATAGCTGGTTCATATGCAGCTCATAAAGCAGCACCTTTTTTAACAGAAGCTATAATGCGTCCTAAAGATATGTTAGCAAGAGGGGTTGGTAAGGTTACGTCTTTTGATCCTGAAAAATATAGGGCTGGTATAGAATTAGGTTTAAATCCCACATTAGGACAATCGTCACAGCGGAGTTGGCCATTAGGGTTAGAATTGATGGGGGCTAAATTACCTTGGACTCAAGGGCCTTTAATGGAAAATATGCAAAGCAATATTGCAAAAATAAGTAAGCATACTGGAATAGATGAATCTGATTTATGGAAGGCTGTAGAAAATCCAAAGACTTATTTAGCTAAGCAAGGGGCTCAGAAGTATCACGAAGCACAAAATGAAGCTTATCGCGCAGCTAAAGCTAGAACAGAAAATTTAGAGCATCAAATAAAAGTAGCAGGAGAAGAATATCCTTCAAGTGATCTTTTAAACGAGATTCAACAGCATAAAGTTGGACTTACTAAAAAAGTTTCTAAAAAGAATTTTCAAAAAAGCCCATTAGGATATTTAGAAACTCAATTGATAGAAGCTGCGGCTGAAGGTAGTTCAGAACTTGGAGTATTGGTTAAGGCAGCTGAAAAACAAGGATTTAATCCAGACACAATTAAAAAGGCTTTAGGTATTATTGATCAACAAGGTGGAGCTACTACTAATTATGCTCATTTAGAGCAATTAGAAAAAAACTTATTTGATAAAATGCAAGATGCCAAACCGCGCTCAGCTGAAAGGCGTGATGCAACGATTGCCTTTAAAATGGTAAGAGATCATAACATGAGCATCTTAGAGGAAGCGGCAAGACATCCAGAACAGCTCGCAGCTATTAAAGAAGCTAAGAACATTTGGTCTGAATATAAAAATCCTAAGCGATCTGATAGGTTTCGTCATGTTGATGAATTATTAGAAATGCGCACCGATGATGCTGCTTTTAATGCTTTAACTAGAGGTGATCGTAAATATTTAGAGGTAGTTAATGCAGGACTTAACCCAGAGGAGCGGCAGCAATTAGCTGCAAGTGTAATGAGTCAAGCAGGAAAGGCTAAAGGGCATTTTAATCCCGTAAAAGGCTTTGATGCATTTGATAAATGGAAACCAGAAGTGCAAAAAACGTATTTAAGCATGTTAGGTGGTAAAGATGCTCAAAATGGTTTTTTAAAGGCTAAGCGTTTGGTTGAACAAAATGCAGAGCAGGTTAATGCTATTGCTAATACTTCAGCAACTGCACCTACAGCTTTTGTGATGAGCACTGCTAAAAAGACTTTAGGTAATATTGGTAAGATTGTTAGTGGTGGTGTGGCCGCTAAAGGTGTACAAGCAATGGCAGGTATAGAAGGATTACTTGCAACAGGACTCGGCTTATTGGTAACTCGTGGTGGTGCTAAACTTACAACTAACCCGACCTTTTTAAGCCGGGTTAATCGCGTAATGACAGCTAGGAATTCTAAATCTGCGATTAATGCTGTAGATATGCTATTTAAAGCACCAGTAGTTAGAAGTCTAATGATTGAGATGGATGAGTAAGTCTGTAAAGCGTATTAATTGAGTTAATATGCCAGGGTAAACCAGGGTAAACCAGGGTAAACGCATCTAATTGAATTTTCCATGATATCGTGATAGAAATTGAGTTGAGGAGCCAGCGTCAACTGGCTTGATCCTCGATAACCTATTGCCTAGGAGAATTCATTATGTCCGAAATTTATAAAAAATCCAACCAAATTGACGAAAAACTAAGAGAAGAATATGGAATGATACTGTGCAAGCATTAAAAGATTGTCCAGAACTATATGAAATGTGCGCTCAAGATCTTTATGGTAATGAAATTCATTATGAAGATTACGATAATGTTGAATCAGAATTTGGTTGGAAAATTCAAGATTTTTCCGGAACACCCAGAGCTGTTCACTGGAGTAGATGCACAGGTCAGAAGAGTATCTCTGGCTTTAGAGCGCGATGATTCCTTCTTAGTTTTGAATGGTTTTTTTGAATAAGATCTTGATGTGGAATTACATTTTACTATCATATAATCTATTTCAGAAGAACCATCCTCATTATCAATGAATATTGGAATTACTATTAAACCTATCGATAGCAAATGATCAAATAATCTGCGATTTCTTTCGCCATTAGTAAATATAAGAGCGGGAATTTCTGACATTTACAATAAACCCTTTATTATATTTTCCGGATTAGCCCAATTCCTGAGCATCTTCCTTCTGTTAGATAACTTAGCTTCATCCTTAGCCAGTAATGACAGAGCCATTTTCCTAAACCATGCGAAGTTCAATGCTGTGCGCTCATTCCTTATTCTAGACTCATCCTCACGGAAAACAACATCTAAAACCCAATGTTTCTATAAAAATGTTATTCATATATTTATCATATGCTATAAATTTATTTTTGTAAATTAGATGCGTTTACCATGTTAATATGCTTTATAAGTTGTATTTTCAGATATTAATGTTAAAATTAACTACTCTATATCTATAGAGTTTCATGATTGATCTCATGGCTTCCCACTATTTCCTTAAAGAAGAAATAGTGGGTTTATTTTTATGCTCTTACAATTCCATGAGCTAATAGACATTCAATTGCATCTTTTAGAGATGTTACCACAAAGTAATTACATTTCTGTTCTTGGCACCAATTCTTAAAGAATACTTGAGAAGGTTGCATTTTTGATTTTTCATTGACCTTAAGTTCTAACCATAAATGGCTTTTATCTGTAACAAAGATAAAGTCAGCTGCACCGGAATTTTTACCCATATTGCGCATCAGTATGCCATATTCTAATGAACTACTGGATGTTTCATGGGCAATCTTTGTCCAAGTTCCAAAAAGCTCACCTGTAAGAGTTTTAGCTTTGAGGTAATTAGCTATTTCTATTGATAAAGCGTTTTCGCCAATATGGGGATTGCGGTTTGCTGAATAACGCTTTTTTTTCTTAAAATTAGGATTCCTAAAATAAGTTAATTTATCTGCTAGGATATTCGTCATTAGTTGCCTTTAAGCTGTGAAGTTGTATATCACATTGTATAGTAAAAGCTATATTAAAACACCCTAGTTACCAATTGATTATAATAACTTTTTACATATAATGTAATTATTGTTGCAATTGAGGGGCCTGTGGATAAGTTTGATTTTAAATATTTAGAACAACTTTTCAAAGTTCAGCAAAAATGTAATCCAACAGCGTCATTAATTTATAATTGGATGCTTATTAGGTTATCCACAGAGTTATACACAGATACCCACCAAACCCGCAGAAATGTCGAAGGTGCAACTTTTTGCAAAGATATTGGAACGGTGGATAATTTCAATGGCATTAAGTGGTTAAAAGTGAGTATTCAAGAGCTTTCCAAGGTTACAAACAAGAGTGAACGTATGATCAAATATGCTGTTGATAAGTTGTGCATAAGTGGTTTCTTGCATAAGAAGAAGCACTTGAAAAAAGAGTATGAGCAAAATTATTATTACTCATTAGTGGAATTTTCGCAAAACGATGCCTTGAAACCCGCAGAAATGTCGAAGGTGCAATTTCTTGCACTATCGAAGGTGCAAAAAGTTGCACCTTCTCTATATACTACTGTTTCTTTAAGTAAGTTTAATAATAATAGTGGTGGTATATCTAGTTATAGTTCTATATCCGCGCACGAGCACTACGAGCTTTTTGACAGGCAGGCAAAGGTAACGATGCCCCAAACCACCACCACCACCAAAAAAAATCTAGAAAGTGAAGAAAAAAAAGAAGGGGCGCTAAAGGTGGTAAGTACTAGCAAGGATGACTATGGCCAGCAGGCAATAAAGGATTGGTCAGGTCCGGAAGATGAGATGGCACGTGTATGGAACGAGATCTTGGGCTTTAAAAAGCGGATATGTGTTGCCTATCCGGGAGCAGAACAGCTGCTCAAATCAGTGCGTGCAAGTCATTTTCCGTCGCTGGATGAATGGCGAGCGTATTGCACGCTGATTAGGAGCAGCCCCAAGCTGACCGGTATAGGATGGGATCTGTCCTTGCACTGGGCGTGTAACCCTCACAGGATTCGGGAGGTGCAGAGCGGCGAATGGCGAGTCCAGCTCCCCGGCGTAGCGGAGCGGCAACGGCAGGAAAAGGCGCTAACGGAAGAATATCCTGCCTCTAAGGGCTATTCTAACCTTCCAGAGGGTCACCCGGATGGAGCAATGGCAAGAGCTCACGCGGAGGCTCTTGCTCGTACCAAGGCAAAGTATACCGCGCGTTTGGCCGAGCAAGGCTTACCCTTCATCGAACCAGAAGAACTCGCCGAAATGCAAAATGCTGTGGAGGGTGGTTTTGACCCGGCCAAACCCTGGGCCGAGCAGTTCGGCTTAGTGCCGCCCCCTGACGAAACGATGCATTGAGCATGTCCAAGGAATATATCAGCCCCGAAGAGGGCAAAATCAACGCTAAGTTGAAGATTAACGGTCACGGGCAATTTGAAAGCTGGCGTATCAAGGAATTCAGGCGGGAATTGGCCCGGCGTGCTGGGGGCAACGAGTACGTCAGCTGGTTTGACCAGGCAATTTACGACGACAAAAACCCGGACCAGGTAATGATTGCAGCTCCTAATAGCTTTGTTGAAAGCATGTGGGAACGTAGGTTTCCTTGGGTTATGCAGTACGTCACCCCGTTGCCAGATCCATACGCTGAGTTAGCACAAAAGAACTTTAATGAGATGCTGGATAAATATCTGGGGTCGACCCCCCTTTCAGATGCCTCTAGGAAGCTCATACGTGAGCAAGTAACACTGTAAATACCCATGTCGGCTAGGGATATACCAGAGACCACATAAAAACCACCACAAGTACTTAAAAAATAGGTTTACAAAGATGATCTAGGATTTCTGCCAGTATGTCGGAATTTCCGAACAACTTAATCCCCTTTCGAACTTGGTTCACAACAACAAGAGCTCGAAAGGGGCCTGTAAGCTTAGTGGGCCCTTAAATCAGCTGTAAAAGCCGGAATCTAACGCCCTTATAATCGAAGTATGCATTATAAATAAACCATACTTCGCAATTACTTTTATAGCAAAGTATAGGTATTTGAGTCAAGCCATCTAGAAAATTCTATTTAGTCAACCAGAAAAAAGTTAAAACTTGTATCCTAAAAACCGAGTGAAGTTTTAACTTTTAAATTAACGCACTTTGCAAAAAATTGTGATAGCATGGTAAGTGGAGTGCTTAGAAATTGGAATAGATTATGAAAATTTTCTTTGCTTTAGTATTTGTAAATTATATTTTTGCAACTGATTCACCTTTTAGTGGTTTTTATCTAGGTAAGCAAGTTGGACTTAATGCGCTTGTTGCGGCTAAAAATTCAGTTAGTATTTTTCCTGGTGTTAATAAGGGTAGTGATGAAAAATTTAAAGCTAGGGGCAATTTAGGAGCTCATACACTTTTAGTAGGATGGTATGGTGGTTATGGCAGCATAATAAATGCTTATTATGTTGGTATTGAAGCTTACTGCAATTGTAATCAGAATAATATGATTCTTACAAAAACTAAGGAAGAATCTCAAAAGTTTACTAATACTTTTAATGCTGGTGGTAAGGTGCGCATAGGTTATTTCTTGTGCGAAGATATGATGTTATATGTAGGTATGGGTACTGAATATAGCAAATGGCAGCTTAAAACTATAAAGGCTAACCCTCTAATTAATTATGACAATACTCATGTAAGTGCAACCCAGTTACATTTTGCTTATGCATTAGGTGTAGAAAATCATTTAAATGAGGTTATATTTTTACGTGGTGAATATGCTTATGTTAATGGTCCTAAGATTAGATTACGCAGTGATATGCCTATAAGTTCAACCGTAAAGATTGATGCTGGTCAACATCGTTTTACAGGTAGTATAGGATATAGATTCTAATTTAATGCCTTAATGATTTTTTATTAATCTTGTTACATCTGCAATTATTAATGGAAGATTTTGGGCAGCCAATGAATTACTAATACGTCCTATATGTTTTATTAGCTTTTCTTTTTCCATTTCAGAACACAAAGAAGAATTAATATAATCTATAGCTTCTCTCCATAATTGCTCTCTATTAGGCATTTGTTGACCAATTGATATTTCATATAATTCACCTAACTGCTTAAGTAATTGAATTTTTGAACGATCAGATTTTGAAATACCTATTAATTTTTGTATATATAAAGTGAATATAATTGCACCTACACCATATAAAAGCGGACTTATAAAATTCATAGTTTTATACCATTCTGCAATTGCCACAGATCCCCCAATAATTAGAATTTACGAAAGTTTTTTAAGTTCAAAGATGTTATTTTTATTCTCATATACAACTTTAAAAAATTGTTCTTTTGCAAATTCTTCTTCCTTATTAATGCGTGCTCTATATTTTATTGAAACTTTTATATCCAAAGTTAAGTTTTTTTCTTTAGGGTCAAAAGATCTTAAAGGCATATTAATCTGGGAAAGGCTATAAGGCCCAATATAATTCTGAGTTCTATCAAATATAAATTCTGAAGATTCACTCACCCCATTGAGTTTGAAATAATTTTCATTTGCTATTATTTCATAATCAATAATTTGATTGGAACAATTATGAACAGATACACTAACTCTTATTGGAATACTATTTATAGAAGTAGAGATATCAAATTTTGCGGGGGGCTCAAAATGTAAAAGTATCTTATTCTCAATCTTATTTTGTTCATCAAATTTTTTATCAGTATATCTTTTAAAGCATCCTATTAAACCTAATGTTCCTATACCTATAAAAAATGCTCCTGCAAGGCTCATTCTAAAAACTCCTTTACAGGTAGATCATTGATAATATCATTAATACTACTATAAATCTTTTCATAGATTTCTAAAGTTTCACCTTCCAAATTTTCATATTTGATTGCGTTACGAAAGTATAATTGTATATCGGTAATACAACTTGCTAGATCTATAGCATGAGTTGCTAATACTCCTTCTGATCTTTGAGTTTCGTCAAATTCTAGTATGATTTTCATTTTATTAATTGCTCCTCTTTTGTAAAGAATGGGGAATATGGATTCAATAAGTTCATACCAAATGCAAGCCCCATCGTTGAAAGCACTTCTTTAATTTCATTTAAGGACTTACGACCAAAATTCGGCATAAGCAACATTTCATATTCAGAACGTTGCAACAACTCACCTATGAAATAAATATTTTCATTCTTCAAGCAATTCGCAGAACGAACAGAAAGCTCTAATTCGTCAACCTTCTTTAGTAATATTTTGCCAAATGGGGTTAGTTCTTTTTCCAATTCTTCATTAAGATCATGAAGAATTTCATGAATACGTGTTTTCTTTTCATAAAATTGAATTTTTTGAATTTGTTTTTTTAATATTATTAATGTTTGATAATCAATATTGAAAGCCATTATTATTCCTTTTTTTAAAACCATGATGGATGATTGTTATCCCCAGAATTTTCTCCAAAGTCTTTTAAAGAAAGAAGATTTGGCGTATGGAGATTCGTCTTTAGCAAGCTCTGGATATTTTTCCTGCGGAATAATTAAATCTTCTTCAGTGTATAAGGAACAACCGTGTCCTATTTTGCATTTAATTCCATAAACATTATGAGTTGGCGTAAACTTTTTGCGTATTCGGGTAGGTTTACTCATCATCATCACCTTTACTGAAAGTCATATATTCCATAGCTAAAGCTTCAAAGTTTTCTACAACTTTACTAAGTTCTATCGTATTTTTCTCCCGTAGTTTATGGAAATCACCAAATGCTTTGGTAATTATTCCTTGTTCTTCACAGAGATGAGTAATTTGACTTACCAAGTTTGAGCGATCTTCTATGGGATTTTTTGGTGGTGGTGTTTTATTATCCTTATTAGTGCCATCATCATCTGCTTGGGCTAGTCCTATAATAGCTGTTAGGGCATAGCGTCTAGCATAGCTAATTGAAGAACCTAGCTCTTGCATCGGACTTTTAGCATATTTGTTATTGTTGTTATTATTTTTTTCTGGTGGTGGTGTTAATATCGGAATTGTAGATTTTATCCATTGTCCACTAATGTGCATTAGATAGGTTACTAAAGTTAGTTCCTTATTGTGATTTCCCATTACTTGGGTAATAGCTAAACCATTGTCTAATAGTGGTTGTTTGATTGTATCAAGACAGCTAGCTAACGATGAATATGTATATCCATATCCTTTACTATCTTTTTGTACGTTTTCTAGTACGCCTTGTGCAAGGCTTAATGCTTTGGTTAATTCATCAATTTTTTCGCTCATGTTGAATGTAGGTATATAGCTGTGGGTAGGGTTATCCATGTGTTACCTTTTTATTATTTTTATGATTATGTTGGTTGTCATTAGAATTGCCATTGTTACATGTATACTCATCAGGGAATAGTGTATACTTTCTAAAAGTATTAAATATTTATCTTCCATTAATGTATTCCTTTTAATTCTTTTTTGATTTTTTTATTTAGTGCATACAAACTATTTACGATAATTTTAAAAAAGGTATTTTTTTTGGGTTTTCTATATAACAAGTTATTAATAATTTTTACATGGGGATGTTTATCACTGTTGATATATATTTCTCTAATAAGATTTACAGTTCCTGCTTTAAAGTTCTTCATAAAATTATCTCCTAATTGTTATAAATTTTTATCACTGGTAATTTCTTGGAATTCAATAGTAAGGTTTTTGATATCTTGTTTGAGTATGTCTATTTTATTTTCTCTATCTTCTTTTAATTCTTCTGTAGTATCTTTTATTATTTTAAAAATTATCTCAGTAAAAACCTTTACTTCTTCAAAAGTGGAAATTTTAGGAAAATTAGAAAATGCTTTATTGAATGACTCTATCTTTTTTTCTATTTCATAATATTCAATATTACATTTAATATGAAGATGATTAACTCTCCAGTTGGTTAGAGCCTCTATAGTTTTAGGTAATTTCCATATTAGTTTATACATAATCGTGCTTTCCTCTATAAATATCAGTTTCTTCATAACAGCAACATGAATTATTTTTTATCTGTTGTAAATGGTGAAAAATCATGTTAATTTTACTTATTGTGATAGTTTATCAAATGGGAATCTGTGTAAGCTATCACAATATCAATTTATTATAGTAGGATATTTAATGACGGTTTATTCTCAATCATTTAGATTTAAAGTTTTAAAATATAGAGAAAAGCACAATTTAAGTATAACTAAAACTGCTAAACATTTTAATTTAAATATTGCCACTCTTAGGCGGTGGGTACGTAGCCCTATAATTGAAGTTATTAAGCGTTCAAGAGTGTGTACTAAAATTGATATGGAAGCGCTTAAATCCAATGTTAAGGATCAACCAACTTTAATTTTGAAAGATCGTGCTGCATTATTTAATGTAAGTATAGGTGGTATTTGTGGTGCTTTTAAACGTCTAAATATCACAAAAGTATGTAATCCTTATTATATGATAGATGGACATTTTTTTAGGTATGTGGTTGGTGATTAGTTAATAAATTATGTTACATTTATCGGTCTAAGCTTCCTTCATTCAATCAACCATGGAATACTCCGTATCAGGTAAGGAAAAAGGGGGGTCCTATACGTAAGCGCGTTAAAATGCCGATGCCTTATGCCAGATATAAATAATTTAGTAGTGGTGGTTATTCCCAAAAGGTTTTCCATTACGTATTCTGAGATATTTTATGTATCTTTATATATCTGTAATACGTTGCTCTGCTAATCCCCATATCATTATAAATGAAAGGATGGGTTTGTCCCGCAGTTACTCTTTCTCTTATTTCTTGAAGATCTTTTATAGTTATTGTTCTGCGCATTCTTTTTTTATTATGTGTTTTGAATGATTTAATGGTTTCTTTTTTAACTTCTGCTTTAACTTCATGGACTAATTCATTAGCTTCTCTTGCATATGTTGCTATGGACTCTAAGTTAACTTTCATATTATGAAGTGGCGTAAATATTTGTTCTAAGTATTTATGCACGAAATCGATTGATTCTTTATGTACAACAATTTTGTCATTTAGATATTTCATAATTTTATCTGGGCAGCTAAGAATTAGACAAGCTATCCCAATAAAGCATGCTAGTGGGAACATTCCAAATAGGATTAGTGCTAATGTTAGTTGATCTGTCATGATTATTTCTTTCTTGAGATATTGTTTCTTTAAAGTATTTTATTCCTTATTAATCTTCAAATTCCATAATTGTTACTAGAACTGTATTAAGATCGTGTAGTTCGGTTTTAATATCTTTAAGGTAGCTTGCTAATATGTGTGTACCTAAGCAGATTCCCAAAAGTAAACCTAAACTTATTATTTCTTTCATTTCTTATTCCTTTTCTGTAATAGGATATTTATTAAGTAGGTAGTATTTGTCGGTCTCTTCATAAGCAAAGATGAATCCTTCCATGTTAATGGGCCAAGTTTGATCTTTACCTTTACTAAAGTCCCATCTAGATAAGTGATACATAGTTAGTGGTGGGATTATATGTTTATTAATATGCCATTCAGGTGCGTCTTTTTTTAATCTAGCCTTGATATCATCTAAGTATGTACAAAACTCTAGTTCTGTTACTGTGTCGTATTTAATTGGTGAATCTAGTATCATTTTAGAGTCCCCATCCCTCATTTATATATTTTGCATAGGTGCCATTTTCAATATGATGTAAATGTTTATCTATCCAACTTAAGACAGTTTCTCCCGTGTCTGCTGTTATTTCTGAACCAGAAGGAGTTTCAATCTCCATCATTCTGTCAGGATTGGCCCTATAGGTGAGAAAAAATACTTTTTGTAAATATCCTTTTACTCCTATAATTAATACTCGCGAAGAACTATCTTCTTCCTCTATTAGTCTCCAGTAATCTGCGTTACTTCTTTTCACTCTTTTCATTAAGCCATCTGTAATATCTTCAAAGAATTTTGTTCGTGCTGGTCTTTCTTTTTCTGTAAACTCCGCGATTTTCTTCTGCAGTTCTTCCTCTGTTAAGTATAGTAATGGTAATAGTTTAGTCATATAATATTCTCCTATATTTCTTCTAATCTGCGTATTATTGAAGCTGCGTTGTCAGTGTAAATATATGGCAAAGTAATCCAATCACTTATCCTTTGAAGTTGTTTTAAATAAAGTAGATCTGTTGAAGGCTTTAAATTAGAAACTTCAATCGCATAGATTTGTTGGAAACGTTCTTGAGATACTTTCTCATGATTAAAAGCACCTATAATTTGCTTAACTTCACGAGTTATTGAACGGATAATTAATAAGTCCCATGGTTCACCTTCAATATTGTCTATAATATGATAATTAGGATATTTTTCATATACTCTTTCTTTAATCTCACTTATAATTTCTTTTCTATTAAAAGGTTTTTCAGTGGTGGTACTACATTTAAAAATTGCCATATTTAAAAATTGCCATATTTAAAAATTGCCATTGACATATCTAAATTTAATTTCTATGTTATTATCATATAAAGAAAATCGAGATTGTCAATGGAAGAAAAAGAAAAAAATTTAACACAGCAAGAAGAACAATCTGTGCGCGTATCAGCTGATGGTACAGTTATAATACAGCTTTATCATGAAGATAAGCAGGTTCGTTTAACAATAAATTCATATGATAAGCTTCATGAGAATAAACCATTAACACTACCTCCTTTGATTGTAGTGCTAAGTGGATTACAAGAGATAGTATTTGAAATGTTCAAAAACTCTAGTGCTCCAGAAAGTAGATTGCTTAAAGATGTGAATGTATTGAATGAAGCTTTTCGGCTGATATTAACCGATATGATTAGTGAAGTAACAGGTAAAACTAATGTCATTTATAGATCCACCCACTGAAAAAGAATTAACGATAATTTTTGATGATAAGAAAGCTAGTTTTAAAAGTGGCACAGGTAAAATAGAAAATGGTGATATTGTTAAGATAATCTGGTCGCTCGCAAATATGGTCTTAAAACATTTTGAAAAAACTTTCTCAATTGAGGAAATAGAAGAAAGAAGGTATCTTCATGAACTTCGTTCATTATTAGAATTAATAAAACACTGTGCTATTTCTATCAAAAATATAGAAATAGAAATTAAAAATGAAAATAAAATGGCAGATAAAAATGACTGAACTTTCATATAGAGATAAATTATCTTCTAAGCTGGATCAACTAATTTATGATGAATTAGGTAAACCAGTTGCAAAGATTGTTTTAGATATTTATGGATCATTAGCCGATAATATGACCGGTAAAGTAAAGTTAGATTTTTTTAAAGTTCCTGGTAACAAGCCTGTAGTAAAGATAGATGAAAATAATGTTATTAACATAACCTTTGAAGATGGAACAGGTTTTATTACCTTTGAAGATGGAACAGGTCTTATTACCAGCTATTTGCAAATTGAACAAGAAAATATCAATAATAAGTGTGTCCCGTCTATAACTTGTTTAATTGATCTACAAAACTTTGTATGTAGACATTACCGTAACCTCTATGATGAAGTTACAATTGTTACTTATGATATTTTTAAGATAATTTTTGAAATGCCAGAGCTTCGCGAATTGGTCTGTGACACATTAAAGCAATTAGCAAAACTCATGTCTGAAAAGAGTCATAGAGTAAGATCTCTGCCTTGCATCTTTACATTAAAAGCTGGAGAAGCTCCAGATTGTAACAGTGGCTATTTTTATAAAGAAATAATTGCTTGTCCATCAAAAGAGATAACAAAGAAAGTAAAAGCAAATGACTAAAAAAACACCAGTTACATTAACAGTAACAGAAGATGATCTAACTGATACAGTTTATGTCTCTACTACTATATTAGAAAAGGAGAAAGTAAATAAAATGACTAAAAAAACACCAGTTACATTAACAGTAACAGAAGATGATCTAACTGATACAGTTTATGTCTCTACTACTATATTAGAAAAGGAGAAAGTAAATAATATGAAAGAAACAAATATGACAAAATCCATATCTATTAATAAAGAATCCGTTAATACTGAAAAAACTATTATAGTTACTATTAAGGAAGATGAAGAAAAATATGTACTAGATATTAAAAAAGTACAGTTGAATATGGTAGAGATTTCAAAGATAATTTATAGTTTTACTCAAAGTTTAATGGATGCATATGACAAATATATCTCTGTTTATAAAGGAGATAAAAAATTGGCTGACAAATTTTTATCAGATTTTAAAACACAAGTCATTTCCTATGTTGATAAAGATAAAGCATAATTATGTACGTATATAAAATAAGACCAATGAGCTTTATGGAAGGCCTAGAAGTAGCTTCCTATTTTAAAAAATCACAAGGATTAGCTAGATATATTAGACAACTCCAAGAAGAATCAGTAAAACCAGTGGTTAAACGTGGTAAAACCCAACCACCATCTAATACAAAGGAATTACGTATACTAGATGTATTATTTACAGGTCTACTCGTAGCTCAAAAATTTGGTTGCACTAATGATGATGCAATTAAACGAAGAAGACTCACTGATGTATATATTACATTTCTAACACCAGAAATTAATGTGTGGTTACCAGAAGCAGATTATGATTCTCCAATAATATTTTGGAAATACAATGACATTACTTTCATGCTGAGCGAACAGAAGCTAAAATGCTTAGATTCAGTAGCCATTTGCATGTTTGGCATAATCGGCCCTCATGATAGAATATTCCCGAGTATAGAAGCTTTAGAAGATTATAATCGAAAACAAAGAGAAGCTTATGAATTATCACTGGCTATTGCCAGAAATAAGAAAAGGAAGAAAGCGGTATGAAACTAGTATATTTTAATGAAACTAATTAAGAATGATTAATAAGTTATTAAAACTATCTAATAAACAATTAATTTTTATATTGACAGTATTATTAACTGCGATATCAGCTGTTTTAACCTTATTTTATGATTAGTCCTATGATTAGAAAAAGATTAAACTAGAGGTTATAATATTACCATGAAATGAACATGTCTCATGGACTGAATAGAAAGGAAATTACAGATATGAGAAATAAAGATAAAATGCATGTTAAAAAGCACATTTAACGTACATAACAGATAGATAACGCATATGGGATTTGAAAAAGGTAAGCCTCGTCCTGCCAATGCTGGAAGGAAAAAAGGCACTACCAATAAGGTTACATTTCTTGCTAAGCAGTTGAAAGAAACGCCTGATCAACGTGAAGCGATTATGGATAGATTGTGGGCATTATCATTAGGTATGGAGGTTAAAGGTTGTTCTAATGCAGCTCGTGTGTGGCTTAATGAATATAATACACAACAAGTCCTTAGAATGGACAATATACTAGAAAATCCATTATATGCTAAATTAAAAACCCTTGAAGACGTTAATAAAGTTTCCCAAGAAATACATGAGCAGATGTTACGTAATGAATTGCCTATATCTACAGGCGAACGATTACTTAATACATTATCGCTTCGGCAAAAGCATATTGAAGGGCAACTCTCACCTGAGTTACAGAAGATCTTAGCTGAACAAGACGATCAACTAAAACTGAAAGATTAGTATGAGTTGTGAAGAATGTGGTGGTCCTTTACTAAAGAGTAAGCGTAGTGGATATATTCCCACGCGCTTTTGTTGTATGGATTGCCGCAGAGCATTTGCCGAAAAGAAGCGCACACATATTTGTTTTACCTGTGAAAAAACATTTGTAGTACCAAAGACGCGAAAGAAAATATTTGGCAACACCCAACGTATTTTTTGTGATCGTGTCTGCGCTGATCAGTTACGGCGTAAGAAGAAGGTTTGCTAATAATATTACCGTGAAATGAACATGCGTCACGGAGTGATTAGAAAGAAAATTACAATGGGAAAGAATAAAGAACTACAGTCACCCATAGCTCTTACATCGTTTTTATTGCATAGTAATTTTACTTTGCTTTCTTTAATGACTCTAGCCATGGATTATATATAGCAAGCTTTACAAAGTAGCGCTTTTTACTGCTTACATCAGTTTGTTCTTCTAGAAATTCATCTTCTTGTAGTTGTTCTTGTTCTACTGCGAAGTCCCATACTTTGTTAAATATTTTCTTTGTTACTTCTTTAAAGTCTTTAATATTTACATTATTCATAAAAATATCCTTTCAGTGGTGTTTTTTCATAGACATTAAATGTTTTTCATGGAATATCTTATACTAGAAGTATTATTAATAATAGAGTGTAATTATGGTAAAATTTATCAGAATAGATAAATACACCGATGATAATGGATGGTATGAAGAATGGATAAAGATTATAAGCGATAGATATATTGAAAAGTGTAATGAACAGTATGTGGCAGAACATACCCCTAATCGCGTAGTAGACTTTGCTTGTAATTATTAATTCAATATGACAGATAAAAGATGTCAGTGTTGTAAGTCGGACTTTTTTGCTGATATTCATCTTTATGTAATAAACATAAAGTTATATCTTATGGAGGATGATCCACGTTACAATAATCATGTTATTTTGTGTAAAAATTGTATTCAAAAGTTACGTGTTTATCAAGAAAGATTGGAAGGGAAACCAGTGAACTTAAAAAAGTTTTTAGCCAGAGAAAAAAGGGCTCTTATTAAATCTTGTAAGGTTTAACACATGGCATCACTTGCAAGGCTAGATAATAAAATTGTTCTAAATAATCGGCAACTTAAAAAGACTATTATGATCACTGATGAGCAAGCACTTATTAAAGAAAAGTGTGAAGCATCCTTTTATGAATTTATTGTTCATGCTTGGCAGACTTTAGAGAATCGGGAGTTCATTCCCGGATGGCACGTTAATGCATTGTGTGAGCATCTAGAGGCGACTTACAGAGGTGATATACGTAAGCTCATTATTAATTTACCTCCTCGTACTGGTAAATCAAACATCTTAAGTGTATTATTCCCTGCATGGTGTTGGGTTAAGCAACCAGGATTACGATTTTTATATACATCGTATGCACAAGTTTTGTCAGTGAGAGATAGTGTAGGTTCAAGACGACTAATCAATTCAAATTGGTATCAATCATTATGGGCAGATAAGTTCCATCTTATGGGAGATGTGAACAACAAGCTTAGGTTTGATAATAATAAATCTGGTTATCGTATAGCTTCTTCTGCTGGTGGTTCTAACACTGGTCTTGGTGGTGACTTCATTGTCTGCGATGATGCTAACAACGTTGTAGACTCTGAGTCTGAGGTTACTCGTAATACAATTAACAATTGGTGGGACTATGTTATGTCTACTCGTGTGAGTAGTTTTAAGACGGCGCGGTGGATTATGGCGCAACAGCGTACGCATACATCGGATTTGTCAGGTCATATTTTAGCGAAGAATATGGAAGAATGGGTGCATTTATGTTTACCAATGGAATATGAAGAGAATAGAAAATGTAAGACAGTTGCATTGTTACCAAATGCTAAAGTATGGGTAGATCCTAGAAAGAAAGAAGGGGAATTATTATGGCCTCAAGGTATAGGGTATCTGGAGTTAAAAAACCTTAAGGCCGATTTCAATTATGATTCATATAGAATTTCTGGTCAATTACAACAACGACCTTCTCCTAGTGGTGGTGGTATTATTCAAAAGGATTGGTTTAAGTGGTGGCGGGAAAAAGATTATCCTGAGTTTCAATATATCATCCAAAGTTGGGATACAGCATTAACAAATAGTGAAACGAGTTGTTATAGTGCTTGTAGTACTTGGGGTATTTTTGATCAACATGGTATTAAGAATATTATGTTACTAAGCTTAATGCGAGAGAAGTTAGAATATCCTGAATTACGTAAAATGGCTGTCCGACTTTATAATAATTATGAGGATACTTTAATTGATGATCCTCTTAAAGGGAAGAATAAACCTCATCATATTTTAATTGAACAAAAGGTAAGTGGTTATTCCTTATTGCAAGATTTAATGTCGGCTAATATTCCTGTCTTAAAATTTAATCCAAATCAATATGGCGACAAGATTGGTAGATGTAGATTAATTACCCATTTAATGGAAAATGGATTGGTGTGGTTACCTACTGTATTACCTCATTGCAAATACTTAACTGAGGAGGCACAAATGTTTTTAGAGGCAGCTTGTTTGTTTCCAAATGATGAAAGTAATGATATTATAGATAGTACAAGTCAGGCATTTATTCGATTAACTAGTTTTGGCTGGTTGATTAATAAAGAAGATCCACTACCACCACCAGAAGAAGCATGGAAAAAACAGAATAGACCTTATTATTAATTAAGCTATACTTAAACAGTCAGGTAGACAAGAAAGTGCAGGTAGCACATTGGATCAGAATCCGTTTTTAGGTAATTATAGTCCGCTTTCACAAGGTATTGCTCCTCAAGGTATGGAGCAGGAGCAACCTTATGAAAGTATTCATGGCAATACAAAAATAATCCAGTTTCCTGATGGTAGTGCTGCAGTTGGTGATACACATCCACAAACTTTTAATGGTGAAGGATTAAATCCAAATGATCATACGCAAAATCTTGCGAAGGCATTGGCGGATCTTGATGTTCAGCAAATTGGCTTTGAATTAAAAAGAGCTGTAGAAGAAGACATACAAAGCCAAGAGCAATATTTTAAAGCTGTAGCTGATGTTATTAAGTTATTGGGGATTAATATTGATGGCATTAATGAGAAAGAAGATTTGCCTTTTGAAGGAGCAAGTGGAGTATGTTCAACAGCTCTTTTTGAGTCATTATTGGATATGTTGGCTTCAGCAACATCTAGTCTTTATCCACCAACTGGAATGGTTGATTGTATAATTCAAGGAGAGGCAAATGATCAATTAAGAGATAAGGCTTATCGTAAGAAATTATTCTTTAACTATTATTTAACCCAAGTAGCTAAAGAGTTTAAAAAAGAAGGTCGTCGGGCTTTAGCATGGGCAATTCTAACGGGTTCTTGTTATAAGAAGGTTTATATAGATCCGACTTTACAACGACCCACGTCGATGTTTATTCGTCCTGAGGATTTTATTGTTAATTCTCAACATTCAACTCATTTAAATGCTAGTCGTAAGACTCATATTATTAGGTTAAGTGGTAGAGATCTTAAGATTCGTATGTTAATGGGGCGGTATCGCGAAGGTATGAATCTTGTAAAAGAAGATGGATATCGAGAAGGCGAAGATGCAATTCAAGAAGCATTAAATGAAACCACAGGTATTGATAGAAGTAGTTATGAAGTGAATTTGGATGAAGAGTATGTCCTTTATGAAATTCATACTGATTATTACATAGAAAAAGATCCTTTAGGGCCTAAATTTGATTTACCTATGCCTTATATTATCACCATGGATTCTAATAGTGGATATGTATTAGATATATGCCGTAATTGGAGTCCTAATGATTATTTGCGGAAGAAAAGGGAATTTTTTGTTAATTTTTCATTATTGCCATCATTAGAAGGAGAAGGATATGGCCTTGTTCATTATGCTGGTCGCTTGGCTGAAGCGGCTACTGCGATTAAAAGACAATTAATTAATACAGGTACTTATGCTAATTTCCCAGGTGGGATATATTCGGCTGGAATTAGGTTAGAAAATAACAATCTAAGACCGAGCCCAGGTGAGTTTATTCCGGTGATGACAGCCGGAGTGCCCATTGATCAGATGGTTACAACCCTACCCTATAAAGAACCGTCAGTTGCTTTAGGACAATTACTTGTTGGTATTGAAGATAGCATTAAGAAACCATCGGCTATTATTAATCAAAAAGTAGCGGAAATGACGCCGCATGCGCCAGTTGGATCAGTTCTTGCAATGCTAGAAAGTTTACAAAAAGTCCCCAATGCGATTCTTGAAGGTTTTCATGAATCATTCGGACAAGAACTAATGCTGTTTAATGAGCGGTTTGGCGAATGGTTACCGGCTAATATGCCTTATCCTTTTAAAGTTCCTGGTGGTGATCTTCAGATTATCAAAACTGATTTTGATGATGATGTAAAAGTAATTCCAGCGTCTAACCCTGCATTACAAAATACTTCTTATCGCTTTATGCAATCAGAAATAATTTTAACTCAGGCACGACAAAGTGGTGATATTCATAATATGCGTTTTGCGTATGAATATTTTTATAAAAATCTTGGATTATCGCCAGAAGATATTAAGCAATTGTTACCAGAACCTCAAGCAGCTCCACCACCATTTTCTGGGGATCCTGTTACTGAAAATACTTATCTTATGACTAATAAACCAATTAAAGCTGAATTACAACAAGCTCACGATGCTCATATATTAGTGCATCAAATGATTTTGGCAGATCCACAGCAGCAGCCTCAACCACAAGTAGCTGCTGCAGTTCAAGCCCATATACAAGAACATCAAGCACAAAAGTTTTTTGCTGCTATGCAACAGAAGATGCAACAGCAATTACCACCACCAGAATTTATGGCAAGTCCACAGGCTCCACAACAAGAGCAACAGTCACCTCAACAGGGTATGCAGCAGTTTGGTCAATCAGGTATGCCAAATCAGCAAGAGCAGCAGCAAGCTGAACAGCAACAGCAACTCCAAATGCAAAATCAAATTGCTATACATGCGGCTCAAGTGGCACAACAAATGCAACAACAAGCAGCGGCACAACAACCACCACCACCAATGGATCCAAGTGTGGCTGGTATTGAAATTGAAAACTTACGTGTCCAACAGCGCAGAGAAGCGGAAGCTAATAAGACAGCGATTGAAAAAATGAAACTCGCTATGCAAGAGAATAAAGAACATGGAGCACGTGTATTACAAGAAGCAAAAGTGCAATCTGATTAGCATTGCAACAAACCAAGTTACAAGCCCAAATGGCTATTGAAGAAATGAGACTCCAGCAAAAGCAAGAGTCCGACAGAACAAAAGCTGAATTAGAAAATAGAAAGCTCGAGATTGCGCAATTAGAAGCCGAGCGAAAGCAGCTTTTGGAAACCGTGTCAGCGATGAAAGATACCGCGACACCACAACATAATCCACATATAGGAGAATAAAATTATGTCTAGAACACCAGCACAAATATTAATGAGCCATGGAGGAACACAGCACCATGGTAATGCACATGATGTACATAGAAGTCGTTATGCAGAAGGTGGAAGTACAGTACCTGTACAAGGAGCAGCAAGAGCTAATGCAGAAGGAGGATTAATGGGGCCAATGTCACGAGATTTGACTCCACCACAGCCATTTGCAGAAGGAGGTATGCGTAGAGGAGGTCGCCGTCATCATTGGGCTGGGGAATCAGCAGCATATGGTGGATCAATGGCGGAAGGTGGTGAAGCTCGAGCATACGGAGGAGCTGCAGCAGAAGGAGGTAAGATGCGTAGAGGAGGCCGTCGCCATTCCTCAGGAGATACTGTTAATCCTAAGACAGGTCATCCACAATATTTTTGGCCTATGCTTTTACCTGCTCTAGCCGGACTTGCTGGTAGTATTTTGCCAGGTCTTCTAAGTGGAGCCGGCCAACACGAAGCCGCAGTAGCACGAGGAGGTGCAATAAGAAGAGGAGGTCGCCGTCATCATGATGCAGGTGATATTGTAAGTGCTCATCCAGGTCATCCAGGGTATGGTCTGTTAAATAACTTACTAGGAAGCCTTCCTCTTGTAGGTCCACTTGCTAATCTGATTTTAGCAGAAGGGGGAAGTGCCACTGCAGCAGAAGGAGGTAAGATGCGTAGAGGAGGTAGAAGACGTCACCATGCAGAAGGCAATGCAGCAGCATATGGTGGATCAATGAACCATGCAGAAGGAGGTCATGCAGCGTATGGAGGAAGTATGGCAGAAGGAGGTATGCGTAGAGGAGGTCGCCGTCATCATTGGGCTGGGGAATCAGCAGCATATGGTGGATCAATGGCGGAAGGTGGTGAAGCAGAAGGTGGAAAAATGAGACGAGGAGGTAGAAGACGTTATCACGCAGAAGGGGGAAGTGGTTATGACAGATAGAAAACCAGCTCATATATTAATGGGTATTGGGGGATCTCGTCATGCTTATGCTACTGGTGGTCCTGCGACAGCAGATACTTCCATGAAACGTGGTGGGCGTCGTCGTCATCATGATATAGGTGGTCCTATTGATAATGATTCCAATATGTCTAGTTCGGATATTTATAAAAGAGCTATAAGTAATCCTATTGCACAACAGAATCAGAGAAACTGGGCTATGAATAGGAGACCTGGCATGGTTGGAATGCCTAATCCAACATCATGGTGGGCTCCTGAAGATCGTAGGTCATGGGAGGCGAGCAGAAGCCGAGAAATAGCAGACCGCAAGAAGCAATTGGATGCAGGAGCTATTCCTTATAAGGATATGGATTCTCTTGAACAACTTCAGCGCGGTTATGTAGATATGTATGGTAATCGCTTGAGAGATGATCAAGGCAATCCAATAAAAGATGCTAGTGGCAATCCTATACAAGCCCAAAAAGCTCCGTGGGCTCGTAAAAAAGGAGGCCGTTTACATCGTGCTATGGGTGGTGCTGGAAAAACCAGGAAACATTATCCATATACATAAAAATGCTTAGTTTACATCAGTCTGCTTTTGATTGATGTAAACTTTGTTCATATTGATATTTTTTTAATAAAAAAAATCGTAGAAAATATAGATTCATATTGTAAAAAATGATTAATCTGGGATACTATACTTAAAGTTAACAATAATTATCAGGTAGATAAATGGATGCTCGTGGATTTAGTAATTTTTTAAGTAAAAGATTAAGTGAAGCATTAAACCCCTTAGAAAATAATATTTTAAATTTAGTTTCTCAAGATTTAGATAGAAATGTGAATTTACTTTATCGCAGTGCTGGTGCACGAGATGTTTTAAAAGATATCCTCAACAAATTAGATCCGTTATTAAATGAATATCAAGAATCTGGTGTTTAATGATGCAAGATTCATTTTGTAAAGACCAAATTGGCATAGATCCACAAGTTTTAGGTTATCAACTATTGATAAAAGCTCCTACATTAGAAGAAAAAACTAGTGGTGGTATTATTAGACCAGATTCTGTCATTAAAGATCAGATGAGACGTCAAAATATTGGTCTAATTTTAAAAGTAGGACCATCATGTTTTAAAGATAATCTTGCAGATAGATATTGTGAAGTAGGGGATTGGGTTGCTTATTCAAATTTTGAACGTAGTCCAGAATATGTTGGAACATATGTACTTTATTATATAAGTGATGCACATATTTTAGCAAAATATAGTGAAGAAGATGTTAAAAAAATATTAGAAGTTATTAAGTAATTATGTAAATATATAGTCATGTAGATAAATATAGTCAGGTAGACAAGTATGGATGATACAGAAAATAATGTAATACCAGGATATTCACCGGCAACTTTTTCTAGTGAAGGGTTTGTAAGTGAAGCATCTCCTGAATCTATTGTTCCTGAAGAAGGTCAAACAATAGAAGCTGATTATACAGAATTACCCTTATCTAATCGTAGAGAGCGTAAGAAAAGAAATCCTTCTAATCGTAGAGTGGAAGAATTAATTTATGAGCGCGGTAATTTAGAACAGCAAAATACTTTTTTGGTGCAACAAGCCTTAGAAAGGGATGCTTTACTTGCTGAGCAAAATAAACGTTTGCAGGCCTATGAAGCAGCTCTTGCACAAGGAGAAGCACAAAATAGCCAATATTTTGAAGATAGTTTAGATAATATACAAAGTAAGATACTTCAAGGTCTAAAGCGTGCTAAAGAAGATGGCGATGTTGATGAAGAGATTAAATTAACTGATGAATTAGCAGATATTAAAGCTAAGAAAAACACTCATCAATATGCACAATATCAAAAGTATGAACAACAACAACAGCGGTTAAATCAAATTAGTGAGGAGCCTTATATACCAATTGAAACGTATCTTCCACAAACTCCACAAAGGGTGGAACCAGTTAATGAAGAATTTCAAGAATGGGTTGAAGATAATCCTTGGTATGCAAATAGTCCACGTTTAAAAGATGAAGCTGACCTATTGGCTCAAGATTTAGCTGATAGATTAACATTTAATAATCAATCACAAATGATTGGTACTCCACAGTTTAGGGAATCAATTACTAATATTATGCGTTCACGTTATGGCATAGAGTCAAATTCTGCTCAAACCGATAATAACGATAATAACGATAATAATTATCACCAAAGTGAGAATGATTATTATCAATCTGAATATTTACCTATGACATCTAATAATTATAGTAATTTACAAAATTCTGTAGCGCCTGTTACAAGAAGGGGAATCAATACTATGGCAGATCAATATGTGCAAAATAGACAACGAGGGAATCAATCACCGATGCGCCCATTAACCAAAGAAGAATATGCAATTGCGCGTTATTTGCCAATAAAGAAAGGTGAAGGGGAAGCTGATTTAGTTAGACGTTATGCTGAAAAAAAGAATTATCCGAAAAGTCCATTAGAGGGTGGCACTCCTCATCGTTTAACTATATTGTAAGGAGAAATTTATGAGCAGAGAATTACGAACAATTAAAACTGATAGACCTGATGAACGGGGTAATGAAAGACCAACTGTTAGTTTAGGTGAAGATAGTGCATTTAATTTACCGCAAAGTTTTTTAGCAAAACATCCTGATAAAAGTTTTTGTTTTGTACCTTATTTATGTGGTGGTGTGGAACAAGTATATGAATATTATGATGCTGTGCATAAAAGGAATTTTGAGCCAGCTTTATCAAGTGTTTATCCTGAGTTAGCACGACGTACTGTACATAGTCCTTTTTCAAGAAAAGATGATGATGATTTACTCAAAGTTAAAGGACAAGTATTAATGTTGCGCACCATTGAAGATAAGCAATCTGAAGATAAAAAATATGATGAATATAATGCAAGACAAGAATACTTAAAAAGTTTACACACAATGGATCCTAAAAACCCGAACTTGTTTGTTGATGATCGTAGGTGGGGACCAGCAGTTTAAATTATGGACATGGACATTGATTATCAAGTAAGGATTGAAGCATTAAAAATGGCTTATGAAGTTGGATTTAAAACAGGAGAATTGAATGATCGCCAAACTCCGGAAAATCGTTTTAAAGCTTTTAAAGAGATTATTGAATTAGCAGAATTAAATGCCAAATTTATTAAAGGAGAGGCGCTTAATTTAGATGTACGAACTTGAAAAATGTATATTTTTAGGTATTTTGCTATTTATGATATTTTATTTATGTAGAGATCTTGATAAAGAATAGAGAATAAGTTTATTATTGATTAGAGATCTTTACCCAATTTAGATCTCTACTTAAAGTAAAGTTGAGAAGTGCTTACTTTATGGATCGTCTTACCGGCAACGATGTGGCGTATTTTACTTCTCCTATTTTGATATATCGGACATGCGTAAGATCAAATAGTATGAAATGACATGTCTCCGAGACTTTATGTTATTAGGAATTTCATAAAGTATTGAAGCGCCTTACCGGCAACGATGTGGCGTACCCTTTAAATTCCCCAATAGTTATATTTTGTGAATTTTACCAAGGAGTACGCTTATGTCTTACGGACAAAACTTACCATGGGGTTTAAAGCCAACTAAATCTTTAGGGGCAGCTGCATGGAATAGTCAGACAAATCCATATCTGATTCGTTCTGGTTATGCAAATAATATTTTCAAGGGTGATCCAGTAATGATTGCTGGAACTGCCTCCACAAACCCTGATGATCAAGGTTATCTAATTAGTATCTACGATGCGATAGGTACACATGTGTTTGTTGATGTGCCAACAGTAGGTATTTTTAATGGGTGTTCTTTTGTAACGCCTACTGCAACTAATCCAATTGATCCTGCATCTCCTGGTCGACCATTTTGGCCAGCTGGTACAGTTACTTTAAACAAGATTCCAGCTGTTGCTGATGTTGTTGATGATCCTAATACAATTTTTGATGTGCAATGTAATTTAGGTACTGTAACTGGTGTGGAACAAAAGCAAGTAGGAGCGGCTTTTAATTATGTAATTCCTCAAACCGCTGATATTGTTCAAGGTAATACGAATACCGGTCAATCACTTGTAGCAATTAATAATGCTCAAAGAGGTGCAGGTACGGATACCAAGAATGTAATTTGTTTGCGAATAATTCCATCACCGCCTAATCCTGCAACTGCAGGAGCGCCTTTCAATAACGTAGAGGTATTAATTCAAAATCATCAGTACGTTCGTCGTGCTGTAGCTAGAATATAGGAGGATAAGTCATGGCATTAATTAATAGGACATCGATCCCCTCACTTTTACGCCCAGGTTTAGCGGATGTTTTTGGGGATTGGAATACATATCCAGCCTTATGGAAGGATGTATATAAGGTTTTACATTCAGAAAAAGCAGTTGAATATGAAGTTGAAATGCAAGGTTTGGGGATTGCTCAGTTAAAGGCTGATGGCGCGCCAACTTCACAAAGTTTTATGCAACAAGGTTATACAACTTCCTTTGTGCATCAATACTATTCTACTTCTTTTCCAATTACGCGTGCAGCAATTTTGGATAACTTATATCAAGCACAATTTCCGCAGCAATCATTACAATTGCGTAATAGCTTAGAAACTTTAAAGAACATTAATGCAATGTATATTTTCAATAATGCCTTTAATGTTAATTCTACGGTAAGTGATGGACAGCCATTGTGTAGTACGCATCCAATTGCAACTGGAGTACTTTCTAATACATTTAGTAATGGTGTTGGTTTTACAGAATCAGCGGTTGAAGATGCGATTTCAATAATCCGGTCATGGTATAACCTTGCTGGATTGCAGATCAATACCAGAGCTATCAAGGCATTAGTACCGCAAAAGCAGGCTTTCAATGCTGCACGTATCTTTAAATCACAATATCAAACTGGTACGGCAAATAATGATATCAATGCAATTGTCCATGATAAGTACATGCCAGGTGGTTATATTGTTAACCAATTTATAACCAATGGTAATGCTTGGTTTATTTTAACTGACTGTGATGCTTTTAGATACTATCAGCGTGAAAATCTCGATATTGATTTCATTACAGATATCATTACTGACAATATCACTGTGAGAACGTTAGAGCGTTATAGCTTTGGTTGTCGTAACTGGCGTGGTGTTTTTGGTTCACAAGGTTCTTAAAGGAGAATTGGTATGGTAGCACAATTTAGGATTCCTTTAAATATTTCTAAAGGAACAGCTGTCGCGGACGGTTATAGAATTGCTCCCGACTTTAATACACTAGGCGCAACAGGAGTTGATGCAACAGGACTATTAATTTCTGATTCATCTTATAAAAATTATGGGCCAGGAATGTTAGCAAGTCCGATTGCGACTTATAATTTTACGCCTTTTCCAACAACTGTAGGAAATATTGTTACGAATACAGCAATAACAGGGGAACAATGGTTGATATTATCAGGTGATAATGGTGCGGTTACGCGTGTTGCAGCTAGTAATACTAATATGTTCCCGCCTG